CCACTTGGTGTGGGCTCTAATAATTCCATTAAATTCATAAATTTATTTATCACAAAGCTGGAGCGCCAGGTGCTCCACCAGCAACAGGCGGTGTAGCAGGCACTGCTCCTCCTGCTTCACCAGGTGGCAATTCACCGCCCTCACCGCCTGGAGGTAATGCTGCTGTCTCTGCTGCATCAATACCCATATCTAAACCACCTGGGCTAATACCAACGCTACGTAATCCAACAGCATCAGGCTTAGATTTATCTGCATCGCCTTGTTCCTGTTCCCAAAGTTTTTCGTTTTCAGACATTTCTTCTTCGGTCAAACCAAGGAATCTAGACAATAAAAATCTCTTACTTAAATATGGGAATGGTTCTAGCGATGTGAAACTTGTGATACGTGCTCCATCAACTTCAGCTTGACGATAACTAGCAAAGTTTTGAGGCTCATTGAATTGTAGTTCAAACAAAGAACCATCAATGTTTATACCACGCCAACGCATGAACATTTTAAATTCTTGATCCAGTTTTTCAGCAACTGATCGTTGTAATCTAATACAATATTGATTGAAACGCCATTCTTGTATCAATGCTGTTCCAACACGACCGTCACTGAATGTGTTAGGATTACTTGTACCATCATCTAATCCAGTGGGCAGATAGCTAGCAGGAATTCGCAATCCTCGGAACAATTTATTAGTAAAGAAGTGCAAGTCTGTAATTTCGCCTAGATTTGAACCACCAGCAAGAGTGTCCACTTTACTGCCACGACCATCCGCAGTTTGTGGGAAGAAATAATCTTCATTGGTACTTAATGGATTGTATGTGGCGTCCATCATGTTTTGACCACCACCAGTTTGAGTAGGTATTCTACGTTGATGTACTTCGTTTTTAACACGTTCAACGAAAGCCATAGCCATGTGACTAGGCATGTTACCTACATCAATGTAGAAAATTCTACGCTCAGGTGCACGCTGAACACGATAGATAATAATAGCATCTTCAAGTAGTTCTTTTTGTTTGAATACTTTGAATACATTTTCCAATACGCTATTACCAAATGGCCAACTAAAATCAAGACCTTCAGTTAAACTCAAATGTACAATATGTTCAGCATTTATTGCCTGTTCATTTTGTGCTTTACTAAATCTTGTACCACCGCTATAAGGTGTTTTAGGTTGTATATATGCACCGTTTGGTCCACCAACTTGTGGATGATTCACACTTACATCACTACTGTTTAGTTGTGTAGCCGTTAAATTTTCAAAATTAGGTGCTAGCTCTTTTACTATGTACTGTTCTGGTTTTTTACCTTCAGCTTCATTAACAATAACTTTAACGACTTTACTCATTTCAACCCAGAATAACTTAAAAGTTTCTGGATCACGAATGAAAACTTGATCGCCATATTTTATGGTATTGCGAAACATTTTAAAGATTCGCTTGTTAAGTTCATTCAAACTAACCCACTGAGTTAACTGTTCTTTAATGATTTTAATTTCGTTATCAGTTGGTTTTTCTTTCCACACAAATTTGAAAGCAGTGCCATTTTCTTCATTAATTTGAGTACTGAACTCACTCAAAATATCTAGCGCGGCATTAACTTCACTATCTTGATCCATTTGTTCATATTGATTATAACGTTCAATACGGTTTGGATGTCCTATGTAAACTTCAGGTAAGTTACTTTGATAGTTTCTGTAAGAGAAATGATTGCCAGTAGAACCATTTATCGGACTAACGGATCCCGATAAGTTAGCAACACGAAAATATTTTTTCCAGGTCATGAATAATCCTCTACGTATTTATGCCATTCTATTAACTGCTCTGTTAATTCCATCGCCTTGATAGGCGAGTGCTATTTTCAAATCATTAATTAATATATTTTGATGATCTATCATTGGCTTAAGTGCTGCTGCGATTGATTCAGGATCAATTTGCAACTTAGTTGCACCTGCAGTTTTTACTGAAACTTCTTCAGTGCTTGAAATAGATGTCCCGGTAGTACCTGTTGTGCTAGATGTATTACCTTCAATTTTATTTTGTTCTTCTCTTAATCTTTCTTCTGCTTTTTTAATCGCGTCTTCTTGTTCTCTAATACGTCTATCAGCATCTCTTAATCTTTCTTGCATTTCTCTAGTAATATTGGTTGGCACTGTGCCAACTGCGGGTAATTCTGTTCCAGATGAAAACTGCGGCATGTTTCTTAATAATTGTTCTCTAGAATTTTGAAGATTTTGTAATTGGAACTGTTCACCTCTGAGTGTGTTTCTAGCTTCAGTTACGACTGAATTTCCTAAAATACTATTGATTAATTTATCTAAGTTAGCTGTTAACATTTTCACTGCGTCAGTTGCAAAAACAGTAACAGCAGCAAATTCTCTTATTTTGGTTCCTCCGGTTTCAACATTACCCAATACTGTTTCATTTAAACGTCGAGCAAGACTAGCTTGCGCGTCGTAAATAGCCCCAATGGATTGAGTAAAAACGGTTGCATTTGCTGCTAATGTGCTAGTTGCAGCAGCAAGCTTGGCAGATGTTTCTCCTAATGTTTTTAATCTCTCTGAATCAGAATTGATACTAGTTAAAACTGTGTTCAAACTTTGTATAACTGATGCTGAAACTCTACCTGCCTGTTGCAGGACCAAAATATCTCCATATGCTTCTGTATATCGTGCTCCTGCTGTGGCAAGATTTTTACCTTCTCTGGTTAAAACTGCATTAAACTCTTCTGGACCTAATTTTGTGGCTTCAAACATTCTTACCAATGCATTCGCTGCCTCTGGCGCCATTGCTTGTAACTCTATAAAAGAACGACTAACTGGTTGCATACCTCTTGACATCGATAGAAACACATCTTGCATAGAATCTTTTAAACCTTCTGGCACATTCAACATCAATTTGTCATATTGATCTTTTTGTTTTCTATCCATTTTACTATATGCCAATTGTGCTGCTGCATTTCTACCCCGAGCTTCTAACTCTGCCTTTAATTGTTTACTACTCTTACCAGTTAACGCACTAATTTCTTTCAATTGATAAAGATATGCTTTAGTGCCTTCTATATTTTCTGTGCTTAATAAATCTTCTGTTACACCACGACGTTTTTCCATAGCCAAATATTCAGCTAATTCATCGCCTAAATTAGCAAAACCACCATACAACGTTACTAACTGCGGTCCTAAATCATTTCTTGCCGCTTTAGCAACTCTTTCTAACGCACCCGAAACACCGCCACCTAACAAAGTCAAATTTTCTGCATTTTGCTGGGCAATTCTAGCTAACATTTCAAGCGGCATATTAGTATTTGCAATCATTTTATTCATATTAGTAATACTGCCACCAAAGGTAACACCAACGGTACTTAAACTGTTAAATGCTTGTATTACCTTTTCACCTTGTTTTAAATATTGATTGAATATACTAGTTGCCGCTGGTAATAAAGTACCAAGTGTTCCTTTAAATATTTTATCTACTAAATTTCCAATCGCTGCTCCTACCGCAGTACCAGCTCCAGGAGCAATAAACGTTCCAAGAGCAATGCCTGCTTTAGTAAAGAAATCAGGCATTATAGTCGCTACATCTTTTCCCAAAGAACCAATAGTACTAATTATTGGACTTATCTGAGTAAATACGGAACCAGTTCCAGAAACGCTATCAGCAGTATCCAGTATATTTGTTGCAAATTGTCCTAAGGTACTGCGAGCATTTCTTAAACCCTGTGTCATGCGTTCCTGTTCAGTTCGCATTCTGCTAATTTCTTCGGATTGTGCTTGTAGCGCACTAGATGCCATATCAGATGAACGACTTAGCATGGATAAATTTCGGGCAGCAGATTCTGCTTGCGGCCCAAGTAAACCCATCGCTTGAAAAACTTGATTTAGTGCGTCTTCGGAAATTGCCATATTTTAAATTAACTTAAAAATTAATGATAAGTACATATATTTAGCAATATTTACCATGAGCGAACAAACTGAAAATCCACTAAAAAAATATTATCGTCAACCACAACTTTACATAAAATTACCAAGTAAAGGTGAATGGTGGCCAGAAGGAAGTTTATCAAAAACAGTTACCAATGAATACCCAGTATTCGCCATGACTGCACGTGATGAACTAGCACTTAAAACACCAGATGCACTATTGAACGGACAATCGACGGTAGATGTTATTCAAAGTTGTGTGCCAAGTATAAAAAATGCTTGGCATACGCCAGTTTGTGATGTTGATCACATTCTAATAGCAATCAGATTAGCTACATATGGCAACGGCATGGATTTTGTTAGTATATGTCCACACTGCAAGCACAAAAACGAACATACTCTTGATTTACAATCATTGCTAGACAAATATGCTGACATTCCAACATGGAATAAACCAATACACATAAACGATCTAATCGTAGTTCTAAAACCAGAATCTTACAAAACGTTTAATAACAGAAACATTAAAACATACGAAGAACAACGTGTACTACAAGTTATTAATCAAGAAGGCCTAGAAGAAGTAGCTAAATTAGAAAAGTTCAAAGAACTATTTAAAAATCTACTCAAACTAACTGTGGAACAAGTTGCTGGGAATATTAATTACATCAAACTAGATGCCCATACCGTGGTGGATAATGAATTATTCATAAATGAATTCTTTCAAAATTGTGATCGTGTCGTGTGGAATAAGGTCAATGACACTATAAACGAAATAAAAAGTAGTATACCAACTAACAATGTAGAGTTGGTATGCGAATCTTGTACTAAAGACTATAAAACTCCACTGGTATTTGAAATGTCCAATTTTTTCGGCTAACGCTTTTGACTCTAACCAATGAGGAAGTAATCAAACTAATTAATGATTACGACCGGGAGTCAAAAGCGTTACGGAAATACATATACAAGTTAGTATGGTATATGCGAGGTGGTGTAAATCTTGACCAAGCATTCGAGATTGGATATCAAGACAGAGAGATCATCAATAAAATCATTGAAGAAAACATAGAAAAGACCAACGAAACCGGTCATCTGTTTATTTGATTTCTCTAGACGCCATTAGTCATTTATACAACAACTTTTTATTCTATTTTTATACATTATGATGAAGTGTGCTTCGCACACTCATATCGTCATCGTTAATCTTCGTCGTCTATGCTCCTCAGATTAACTTGACGATGATTTATAGGGATTAATATTTTAATAAGTACCACCTATACCATTCATCTAGATTACTGCCTCACTTTCGCCCACGGAGGGCAAAAAAATCGTAGCTAGGCTACGATGTGGGGTGTTTTCATCTGAGTTGACCACCACACAGCATCAGAACTACAACAACATCTGTGCTTTGCAACACAGGAAATGTAACGCAGGCGGTTATCCGGTACCTACTCATCCAGTCTTTCATACAACGGCGGGCTATATCGGTGATGCTGTCCTCCAATATAACCGTGCGATATCACTATCGCGTCTTTTTACCCATAATACCTGTTCAAACAATCAAACCGCGGGATTGGCGGTCTACGTCCTGTCAAGGATAGTGATTGAGTTCTCGTAACAGCGTCGAGGTTTCCATTCCCTGTGACCCGGCGATCCAGTTTTAGGGCATCCGAAATTAGGCCGATGCTAGCCATTAACTGTTTAAATGTTTGCCTGAAGATTACGCAAGTATGCGATGCGTCGCTGTATTAACCGTGATGAATTAATTGTTTAACCTTACGAACTTTAACTGATATCCACTCATTGTACCAATCATCGGATAGCAATACGCCATAATCAAATTGGTACTTGGCTTCATAATAGTTAAGTTCGTTTTTTGAATAACAATATTTTAATATTTGCCTGTTAAAATTGTGTGAGCCTAAGTTTTTTACTTCTTCTGTTAATACCGTGTTTGAGCCATAATAAGTTTGCCAGTCGCTGTCTATTTCGTACCTAATTTTTGTTTTTTTCTTGGAGCCGTTTTTGAGCCTTGATGTTTTTAATTTGATTTTTTTAAATTTTGATAATTTTTTACCTATATATTTTCGTCCAGATAACTTGTTAGTGATTAGATATACAAATCCAACTACATTATCTGGTAAATTTTCAATCTGTTTGTCTTCAAATAACCATGTCACTGTGTATTTATAACATGCCTACTGTCTATTAATTTTTTACTACCTCAATGTCCGAATCGTATCTAGTGAATCCACTTTCCTTGATTACGTGTAGTATGTTATTCACTCTGCTCGCTAGTTCATCTTTATGACTTACTAACCACACTGATCTTCCACCATTTCTGGCCATTTGCTTTAGAATTTTTAGTGAGTTTTCAACACCTGAACTATCCATGCCAGAATCAACTAGTTCGTCAATAAACAACAAATTAATTGGTTGATATAAACTTTCCCATACATCACGAAATGCCCAACTTAAACTTAAGATAAGTCTATTGCGTTCACCACGCGATAGATTATCAAAGTCTAACTCACGACCTAATTCTTCGATACTGACGGACAAATCATTGTTAAATTTCACAGTGTGTGGCAAATCAATGTCACTTAAATAATAAGCTAGACGACCATTTAAGAAAGCCAAGTTCTGATCTATGATTTGTTTTCTAATGAAACTATCTTTGTTTGTTAGAAGTTTTAATAGAAACTCCTGATGATCACGCATACGTGTTAGTTTATTAATCATATCATAGGAAATTTCTTCTAGTCCATCTTTTTCCATCTCAATTATTTGTTCAGAGTATGGATCAGTTTCTGTTACTTTTTTCTCTAGTTGTGACAGTAGATGTTCTATACTGCTCTTGTGTGTTATAGCCTCGGATTCAGTTGCATAAAATACCACAGGTTCCTCACCGAGTTCACCTGCATTCGTGATTTTACTATTTACACTCTCAAGATCAATTTTGATTTGATCAATTATTTTTTGTATTTTTGCAAGTTCACTAGTTTTTGTTTCCAGTAGCTGAGTATGATTGTCATCATGTAATTCTTGACCGCAGCTATGGCATTTATGATTTTTTAATGAATCAATATCGATTTTATATTGATCTAGTGTTTTTTGTTCTCTTATTAAATCCTTGGATAAAGATTTTTTATTTTTATCTAGATCGGACAATAATGTTTTCTTTGCTTTGAACGCTACAAGATTTTTATGCGCCGCAAGTTCTTCATCTATGTTCAATTTTAACAAATCTTCGTAAGCTGTACTTAGATCAAGTAGATCCTTTTCATGCTTGTCGAGCCACAGTTTTTGTCTACGTTTAGTTGAGTTGATTTGTTCTTGAATACGGGTGTTTGCATCTTTAACCGCTTTGATCCTAAATTCTTCTTGTTGAATGCCATCTTTAGTTAATCTAATTTGTT